TTAGTTATATATGACTTAACATCATCATATTTTAAATGGTCCTTTTGTACCCAATTCTGTGTTTTTGTATCTGCACCATAACCTACAGTAATATCATTATCTAAAGCCTTGATTATATCATCATCAGATAGTTTTGATAATTTATCCCAATCACTATTCTGTGAGTAATCAGCATACTTATCATTAACATTTTTCTCCTGCTCTCTAATTGTGATAATATCATTAAGCTGGTTAATTTCATCTTCATTCTTATTTTTTGTACTATCAAATATAGAGGTATCACCAAGAAGAGAATGAGCTAGTTCGTTGCGTTCTGTGTACTCGCCATTATCCTTAAGATAATCTCTATACTTTTTAAGCAGTGATAAAGAACCATAGTTAGTTATATATGACTTAACATCATCATATTTTAAATGGTCTTTTGTTACCCAATTCTGTGTTTTTGTATCTGCACCATAACCTACAGTAATATCATTATCTAAAGCTTTAATTACATCATCATCAGATAAGTTTGATAATTTATTGTAAACTTCGCTATCATATTTATTTTTATACATTTCTTTAAGATGAGACACTTCTGGACTATTTTCATCAGCACCATTCTTAATTAGTTGTTCGTACTCATTCTTAATATCTTCTGCTGTACCTTCTTTACTTAACTTATTAGTTGTAAACTTTGTTACGAAATTCTTTTCCTCGTTTGACATTGAATCCGAATTTTTAGCAACTGTATCTTTAATTTGAGCATATGACATATTGGCATACTTATTAGCATAACCTCTAGTATTCATAACCAATGCTTCGTCTTGTTCTGCTGTAGCAGGATTATTAAACAATATATCTGTTGGCTTACCAGTAAGTTGCTTTGCTTCATTAACCTCAAGAGATGAAACCTTGTTGCTTTGTGTTTTTTGACCAGGAAATAAAGCATCAGACTGTTTTTCTTCCTCTTGCTTAGTAACGTTCTTTCCATTCATAATATTTTCAATAGCTTTACTGTTGGATTTAATAGACTGTCCTAAATTAGACAGTCTATCTTCCATTTTAGATACAGATTTCTCACCATATCGTGAGACAAATTCGTTTCTAAATTTTGATAACTTATCTTTTAAATTGTTATAGTTATCACTATCATTGATAATGTTTGAGTGTAAATTGTCATTAGTTAATTCATTACTTTTTAGGAAATTGTTTGTGTCCTTCAAAGTTTGATTATGATTATTAACCAATGTGCTGTAATCTTGGAGAAAAGTATCCGTACCATTAAGAATATTCTTAGCTTCTTTTCTCTCAAGATATGTAGAATAAGAGGAAGATTGCTCTTCCTCTTTTTTCTTCTTATCCATTCGTTCTAAGTAAGTTGACATATTGTACTCCTTTTTTACTTTCGTTCTGCTGATATTTTCCCATTTCTAAAATCATCTAACCAATTTTTAGGCAATCCTATTTGTGCTATAATACTTTCCATATAATCGTCATACTGTTCAGGCAGATTGTTTAGATAATTAGCTAATCGTGCTGTTGTACCATCTTTGTACATCTTAGCGCCATTCTCAACAATCTTATCAATAGACTTAATAGTAACTTTTCCTTGTGTAGAATTAGAATTATTTGAACTACCTGTTTTCTTTGATGAAGTTGTTGTTTTTGTTTTCAACAACTTATTATTGTAGTTTCTAGTATCTAATCTACTTGCTTTTGTTTCTGCTAGTTGCTGTTGACCTAGCTTAATATCAGCAGTGTTCTTTCTCTTTGTTTCTGCTAGTTGTTGCTTTTGTAAATCAGTATTAACACCAAATTGATAATTATTAATATCATTTGTATTTTCGTACTGATAATTGTTTTGTGCAGTTGATAACAATGTACCACGTGCACCAAGTTGTTGCTGCCAGATATTGTATTCACGATTGAATGTATCATCATCAACACTTTTTAGTGTTGTGTATTTGTTCTGCAGATAATTCAAAAAAGTATTGTAATCATTAATTGCATCTCTATTTCTGCTGTACTCAGTATTATCTAAATTCTGTAGTGCATTAATAGTATTTAACTGTTGTTCTCTGTCGCTTACATATCTGTTATATGCCTGTTGTTCATACTCAATAGCTTTTTGAGATAGATTATCCATTTGAGCATTATACTGTTGCTGTCCAACAGATTGAGAATATGTATTTCCATAACCACCTGTAAGAGCTGAAGCTTGTGCCATGGTGTCTTTCATAGCTTGTTGACCGGTCTTAGTGTACTGGTCCTTAGCAGCTTGATAACTTGCATCATTTTGACTCTTATATGAGTATGGATCTTGATTAATATAATTGGTGACTTTTTGATTAAGAACATCAGCCCATGTTCCAGCATATTCACCAGGCTTATTATTCTTCTCGTAACTTGTCCATTGGTTATATGCAGACTTGGTCTTTCCACTTTCATTGTAGGTAGGTGCATTGTTAGCAATTGACTGATATTTCTTAGTAGCCTTATTCAAGTTCTTATATGCCGTTTGTGTCTTAACACTAGTTTTCATTACTTCACCCCTAGTTTTTTCTTAATAGACTTAATATCATTTTGCATTTCTCTCAGTGTAGATAATAGTTCTTGATTAAGATTATCTGTGCCAATACTAGATAGATTGCTATTAATAATATCTACCGCCTTATTGTACTGAGCTATAACATCAGTTATATTTCTTGTATCAACCTTAATATGTGATAATCTTCTCATTTACTGCTACCTCCAAGATATTTAATATCAATATACTTAAGTATAATAGTGCCTGTTCCTTGCATTTTAATTTTCAGATAATCACATCTTTGCACAAAGATAGGTACATATACATTTTGATTTTTAAGACCTTTAAATTCCTTAATTTTTTGATAATGTGAATTATTATTTGTCAGAATTAGTAATTCTGCATCACCTGTTATCTCAGCTCTAATTTGTAATTTTTTAATTTTCTCATTTGACAAATCACTTTCAAAAAGATTACCGGTTGTAAAACTCCAGCTAATATCGTCTTCATACACTAATTTCATATCGTGTACGTAATTTGTTAATGCAGTAACATCTTTAACTGTGACTTGCTTATCACCAGTAACATCAGCTGCTAACAATGCATCATCATCTAATGTTATTTCTTTCGTTATATGTTTCTGCAACAAATCTACATCTTGCTGTGTTATCTCACCATCACCATCTACATCACCAAATAATCTTTGATTACCATGCAAGTTAAATGTTCGTTGGTTGGATAATCTATCTGGATGCACATAACTAGCGAAATCAGTAAACACATTATTATCAGAGATACTGTTAATGTATCCAGTATCTGCATCTACAAAATACATATTATCCCTCAATGTTGCTGTAGATGTGAATTGTGTGTCATCTTCTTTCATAATCAAGTTTGTGTCCGTATTATAGACATATACTTCATAATCACCAGTAATAACATTTTGCAATGACATATAGACTTTATTCTTATGCCGACCAGCAACTGCATTTACATATCGTTGACTATCAAATGCAGCATTACTTATAAGTTCGTTGGCATATCCTTCAGTAAACTTAGTAATACCTGCCGGAGATTTATAATAGAGTGATGAACCTACTGCCACTAATGACTGTTCACTACCAGCTTCAACACCACTTTGATATATTGTTGTTTCCGTAAAGTTACTTGGATATTCACCAGATATTCTATGAATACAATTTTCTTTAAAGAAATATAAGTAATCTCCAATTCTAATTAAACCTGTGAAATCTCCTTGTGTTCCTACTGTACAAGCCCAGCTATCTGAAGCTATTGCATCTTGATATGTATTCCAGTTCTTACAATCACCTATTGCACAACAATATATTTCGTGATTCTCTGATGAGCAGCCCCATAGTCTATTGTTTCTTTCAATTATATAATCCATATCAGGCATTGTTCTTGATACTTTAATTGGTCCACTATAAGGTACAGATTTATCTAGAATTGAATCAATAACAATATAATCATCTGATACATCATATATAGTAAAAACACCATTAAGAGTATCAACCCAATCACCTATTTTACCCCTATAAGTTTTAGTGCATTTATTGTTAATCTCACTAATTTCTACTGTATCACCTACATTGAATCCTTTACCGATTCCTGTTCTTATGATTTTCACATAATTAGCATATATCTCTGTAAAAATTTTTTTCTGATTATTAAAGCATGCTGTATCTTTTTCTATATCTGTGAGCAAAAACAATCCTGCAGTACAATTATCACTTCTTTTAGATTTATCTCCATAATCGAAAAATTCAACAATGTTTCCTACTTGGTTAAAAACGGATAATCTGTCGATAGTAATTTCTTTCTTCTGGTAGCTATCATCTGTTGGATCAACAAAGATAGCTCCCATATACTTTAATTTTTGCTGTTCTATAGTTGTGTTAATAACAAATCTTTGGACGCTGGGCACATCCACATCTGCATCAATTATCTCAATTTCTCCATTACCACCAGCAGAATAAAAAATATTCTCTATCTGTTCATTTTCTTTTGTAGATATGTTAATTCTTATTTTATCCGGTGTAACAATAATGTAATTTCCCATTATTGTTAGCTGTCTTTTTATGCTTTTATCAAAACCATCTCGCTTAAATAATTGTAAGAAAATTTCATTATTATAATATATTGCACCATCAGATTCTAACCACATCAGTCCATCATTACAGACTAGTAGATTACTGCATATAGCATTTCTATTAAATGTATTAATCCTGCTTATAGCTTCTCTCTTTGCTCTACTACCGAACATTGGATAATAATCATCAGTCATATTTTTCATGTCTGTAAACTCAATTTGATGGCTACTGTTATAATAACTTAACTGAGAAAAATCTGTATTCTTACTTCTATTAATACCTTTGAATGTACTAATTGTTATTGTGTTATCTCTCCTACTGTTGAATTTTGGAAACATAAGTATCACCTAAAATCTATAATCTTTTTGTGGCACAATAAATCTATATTTAATATTTACTGCTTTCCATAGGTTTTCTTCTTTCTGCTCGAACATATTGATTCTGATGTTGTAATCATCATCTTCTTTAAGTTCTAGATTACACATTGCTAATATGTAGTCTGTATATAATGTATCATCATACGGAGCTTTAACTAGTAGTTCCGTATTTCTGTCAGTTTCAAAGTTATAATTATCTAATTCTGTTGTCCTCAGAGGGCAATCGTGAGTGTCAAAAATATCTCTTTTAATTTTCTGGTCAAGTATTGATAACTGATTAATTATCCAATTATCCGTAAACATTTCTTGGCCTGGAAACTCCTGTTGTACTCTATCAATAATTTCTGATATTCTCATAGTATCACCTACAAATAAAGGGTGGTGAACCAGCCACCACCCTTAAAATTTAATTATTATATTCTTTTTCCTGTTCTGCAAATTCATTTGACATCTTATTCATCATTTCTGCTGTAACAATATCTGCATTCTGTGATCGTTCCAAAGACTTTGCAATATAACCCGGAACTCTTACCGGAACACCACGCTGAATAGCAATAGTAATGTTTTTCAATGGGTCATATAGTCTTACATCAACATCCTTAAATGGATCTTTAGGGAGAATAATAGTAACTTCTTTTTGAAGTTCTAATTCATTCTGAACAACTTCTTCAGATAATCCTCTCCGTCTCAGTTCATCACCACCATCATTTCTAGGTGTAAACTTCTTACCGTTACAGTCAATTGCTACTTCATCATTAGTTACATTCACTGCCGGTGTTTCTTCTTTTTCTTTTAATCGTTTTTTTAGTAAAGCATTTTCATCTCTTAATGCTTTAAGTTCTTCGTTTTCTGCTGTTGTTACTGATGTAGTTGTAACTTCTTCTACAACATTTTCTTTATCTTTAGCTGATGTTCTTGCCATCTTTTATTTCTCCTTTAATACTTCAATATCCCACTACTGAATTGTAGTGGGATAATTCAATTAGTTTAGTTAAGCTGCTGTTGTGTAATAAGGATTAGCACTAGCACCACTTTCAACTCTGATCATATACTCTTCAACTACTCTAGCTACTGCAAGAGTGAACTTCCAACCATTTGTACCACGCTGGTTTAATGGGTCAGCAGAACCGGCAGAACCAACTGGTTTAAGGAATGTCTGAAGGCCTCCACCTTTATATTCTGCAACAACATAAGCACCGTCTGCAAGCACAAGGGAACTATAAACATCTGCTTTACCGGATGTTTCGCTTGCACCTGCCTTTTCCCATTTCTTTGCCATTGACGATACTACAAAACGGACCATACCGATTTTTCCAATTTCACCGTTATAAACTCTTTCAACATTGTTTGTGTACTTAACAAGTTCAGTAAAGCCTTTGCTTGTTAGAACATCAAGTTCAACATCAGGATGAATGATACACATAAATGAACCTTCAATAGGTTGTGCATTGTGATTTTTCAAGAAGGCTACTGCTCTAAGGATTTCTCTAACAGAGAATTTATTCTTTGATGTTAGAGAAGTTCTGTCAGACACATAAGTTAGAGTACCATCTGCAGCTTCAACCGGTGCGTACATTACATACTTACCTGCTGATAAGGTATCTCTAATCAAAATCTCCTTAGTCTGTGCAGACTGAATACCCAGCTTCTTAATATCCTGCTGTGCTACATCATCCATTGCAACCATATGTAGCCAATCTGTGTGAGGTGTGAATGCACCATATGATTTAATCTCAGCTACAACCTGAAATGGCTTCATTTTATTAGGCTTTGCAGGTGTTACACCTTCCTGAAGTGGTGTAGTGGCAGGTTCGTAAGGGTCAAAACCTCTCATAGAGAAGATAGGACCACTGCCTTGTGGAACTTTTCTGTGCATAGCAAACTGCTCATGAACTAGATTAGCACTATGGATTTCTACAAGATCCATATGGTAGAACATTCTCTGTTCTACCGTTAAATCATTTGCACTCACCGAAATAGCATTGACTACATTACCATTATCTTGATAAAGACCACCAGGACCAATAGTCACATCAAATAAATGCAAATTCATACTATATTTATATTTGTTATTCATATCAATTCTCCTAACAGAAATTGAAACTTATCTAAAAAGGTGGCCAGCTGACTTTCCTTGCTTCATTAAAGCTTTTGCTTGTTCATATTTATCTTTTGTCAACTGTTGTGATGATGGAGCTATTCCACCAGTAACATTTGAGTTAGGCAATAAGCTATTAGCAATCTGCTGTTCTGTAAAATGTCTATTAGCCATCTGCACTGTTTGATTAATCTGCTGTGCCATAAGCTGATCACGATAAGCAAACTCATATGCTTCTAACAAACTTGGTTCACTACCATCCATTCTCTGTAATGCTAATGCTCTTGCAAATGTAGGATTTTGCAATGCTTCTTGAATATTAAAATTCGGATATTTTTCAAGAACTGCAGGTAGTTGATTTTCGTATTCTCTGTTTTGCTCCTGTTGGAGTTTCCACTGTCTCAACTCTTGAAGTTCTTGCTGTTCAGCATTCATCTGTCTTTGCTGAGCCATACTCTCTCTGTACTGCTCTGGTGTTAGACCATTGTCAAAAGCCATTTGGTCAATTAAGCCATCATCATCATTAATCGCATTAAGTAATGCTTCGTTACTATCTGCATTTGGGTATCTTAACTTAATTGCATCAACAATGTTCTGTAGTTCTTGATTAACTGCATTTGCATGATCAAGTTCACCATGCACTTTACTTAATCTATTCTGGACTGCTGTAGCAACATCATTGTTGTAGAACTCTCTAAACTCACCTTTTTTTACTTCGTTCCAACGCTCTTCACTAATATTTTGATTATTGTTTTGATTCTGAATGGTTGAATTGGCGAGATTCCCATTGCTGCCGTTAGAAGTGGTGTTCTTCTGTTTACTACCATTTAATTCTGCAGGCTTACCATTCTTTAGCCTGTCCCAAGGTATTCTACTATTAATTTCAGCTTCTCTCTGCTGGGCCGTGGTCATCCCATTAGAGCCAGACGAACTTGAACCGTTACCATTAGCACCTGCAACATTACCACCTACATTGCCAGCACCACCAGAACCAGCTCCAGCACCGTCAAAAAGACTTAAATTCATTGAGTATATATATCTTGACATTTTTGTTTTGAACATAATATTGTCCTTTCTGTGATTTTCATATATCACTGTATTAATTATAACTAATTATTTTTTCAAACAAAACACAACTATTTTCAGTAGCAATTCACAAAAGCAATGCACTTTTATTAATTGCTACTTTCAATCTCCTTCATCAATTCATCATAACCATTCTCGATTACACTATCATCTGTTCCATGGCCTGGATGTTCAATTTTATATTTCTCATACTTTAGTTTTGTTTCTGCTCTTTTTGCTGCTGTAGAATTGTTTTTGCTCATATATTCTAATACAGCTTTTTCTCTTGTTCTCATTTGTTCAATCTGCTTTTTATGTATTTCGTCTGCTGAACCACCGAAAACATTACCAGTCATTATGATTTTTCTATTGTTAGCCATTTGTAGCATAGATAAACCATCAACTATTGTATTGACAATAATCCTTGCTTCTGATTTATCTTTTTTGTTATCTTCAAACTCGATAATGCTATTACCTGGTTGCAAATCTATAACTAAGTTTTTGATATTATTATCTTGATGTTGAAATTCAAGTGCTTGTGCTAATGTTATCAAAGCGAATGAGACAGCTGCACATATCTTAGGGTGATTATGGCCAACTGCAGTAATCGAGTATTTATTCTCATTGATGTTTACAGATATTTCAGTAAATTCTTTTTTCTTTTCTTGTTTAACAATTCTTGCTTTCATTTTCTCACCTTACTTTTGTTCTGCCTGGTTCTTACTCTGTTCTGCAGCTTTCTTAGCTTGCCAATTATGTAGTTGCTGAGTATCGCCGACTGAATTTGTTTCGATAGGGACACTTGCATTAGGATCACCTTCACGCTTAGTATCCATATTCATTTGTTCAACCGGTTGTTGCTGAACTTGTTGCATAGCATTCTGAACCAACATATAGCCTTGTGGACTCTGTTGTAATATTTGAATAATGTTATTAAACTGCTGTAACTGACCTTGCAGTTCTTGTACAGTTTGTAGCAATGTACCATTTTCTTTCAACTTTCTTATTAGATTTTCTTTTCCCTCAAATTCTAGTAACTCCACGCATAATAGTGCCTGGTCTGCAATTTGTGGATTAAACATACCTGCTTTAAAAAAGTTAAGATATTGTTCATTGTTGGCCATTGTAGAAAACGGACTTTGCTTTTGTGCCTTAATTTTTACATCAAACACCGGTGTATGTAGAATAGGCTGACCATCTTCCTGCTCTATTTCTCTTGGTAACAAATCTTGATTGTTAAATTCAACAAAGTCATACTCTTCCTCTGTACCAGTGATACGGAAAAATCTTGTATTCTGATAACGCTGTCGCATTATCTCAATTTCCATCTCACCTATTTCTTTCATAGCTTCATATGTATTCTTGATTAAATCTCTACTACCTTTGCTACCACTTTCCTGTAAAGCTGCAATAGCTGATGCAGATGTAACACCTGCTACTGTTCCACCTTGCGTGAAATCTCTATTACCGGATGTTTCGTTCATCTCTGCGACTTTATTATTAATAAGTCCAGACATATTAGCAGTAATATCTTTAACTTCAACATGCCTTATAACACCATCATTGATAGAGTTTACTGCTACATATTCTTTGCCTGGGTCTTGTAAATCACCTAAATTCACACCACTGTTTCTGTTATAGAATTTCTTGCCTGCTGCATTATCTTTAACATTCTTAACAGTAAACTGGGTATATTTGTCAATAAGTTCCTGTGTAGGTTTTTCTACATCAAGTAGAGAAAAACCAAAGGGTGAATCATATATTGAGTAACACGAATCAATTACAAATGGGTGTTTACCATGAAGATAATAGCCTGTATCCTTAAATCTTTCATCATTTTCGCTAGCATATATAACTTGACCACACGAAAAATAACAATAATGTATTCTATTATTCACTTTGTAATAACAATGAACAAGCTGAACTATATCTTGTTCAATGTCTTGTTCTTGTTTAGGGTGTTCTTGTAGTGCTAAATGATTACCAGTTGTTACTTCTAAATATGGATATAGCTCTCTCACTTCTGATAGTGGTAGTTCTTCAACATAGAAGGTAAATGGACTTTCTTGTATGTTATTAATTCCAGGTTTCCAAAACAACTTTAATGGGTCAACTTTCTTAATCTCCACATCACCAAGTCCGTAATACAAGTTTTGATTCCAACCAACAAAATAAATGCCTGCACCAGCAATCAGCTTGTCATACCAGCAACCACTATACGCTCTAGTAAATTTACTTCGTTCGTTAACTACCGGAATAATCTTGTTAAGGATAGAACATGTTTGTTCATCATCTTTAGATACCGGAAGAAATATTAACTCAGGTATGTTATCCATTGCATCTGCATGCTTGTTCTGAATACAACTAAACAGATGTGCAGTAGTAGGTTCAGGTTCTTTATTAACCATATCTACAGTTTTGCTACCTTCTGCAACTTGCTTACCTTTGAGCAAGTGCCAATGTCTTTGCTTCCACCATTCGTAGTCATTTTTGATTTTTTCGTCAAGAAATTGCTTTCCATCTCGATACTTATACAAGATGCTTTCAAACTCTGCAACTTTCTTCTCGTCAATCTTACCTTTTCTACCTATTGTTTCTCTTTTATTTTCTGATACTGCTGTATCATTTTTGTTTTTTATATTATCTTGCATTTTTAACCTCACTAGTAATTAATAATTTTTGCACCATTATACATTTGTTGGCCAGACAAAGGGTCATATGATATAGGTGTGTATATAGCTGATTCTCTTGGTGGGATAATATTTTCCATGACGGCATATCTAGTTTCATCATAGATATGGTCCTCTTGTGTGGTATCAACATCTTCTACAGATACTTCACTATATACAAGATTGGGTATAGTTCTGATAAAGTCCTTACATGTATTAAACACATACATCATTGGAATACCTCTCTCATCAAAGCACAAACGATAGTGCATTTGCATTTTACCAAACAGACGATTGTTTTTTCCTTTACTCCAAAAGACACCGGCTTTTGCGAAGTCTGATTGAATAGAAGAATTACCACTATCTCTGTCTGCAAATATTGCTGGATCAGCAACTCCATATATTTCTCTGCCTTTAAGGTTTAGATCTGTTTCTTCTTTTTCTCTGATAAGGTTAGCTATTTTCTTTACTGAGTGTTTAACACCTGTATTTGGCTCATTTGTACATCCATAAAGTTCATTGATTCTGTAATAACGTCCATCATGGTCAACTGCCCACCAGCCAACTGAGTATGGTTTTGTATAACCCCAGTCAAAACTTCTGATTATCGACCAGCTCTTAGGAACTTCAAACGGATTAATAACATGTGTTCCCTTCCTTGTGTTAAGTTCTTGTCCTATCCCTATCTTAAATTCTGTAAAGACTTGACCTGCGAAAGTATCCCAGTCCCCATCAAGAAAGGCTTTTCTGTTTGCTTCGTCCATGAACGCAAGTCTAGCAAGATACTTTTTGTCATTTTGTAGAAGTATCTTGTTGTCATAAACTCTTGAAGGCACAAACACTTTTGATAACCACATTTTTTCGATACGGCCATCTGGATATTGTATCTTTTGACTTTCCCATATAGTTCTATTTGGTTCTCCGGCTCGAACAAAATATTTTTTTACCCAACCGTGGCCAATGCCACCAGGGTTTCCTGTAGCTCTAATGTACTGTTTCAATCCTGGTGCTTTAGAACGGCATCTTGAACGGAGAAAATCATATTCATCCCATTGGAAGTGAGTTAGCTCATCAAATCCAATGAAGTTGTACTGCTGTCCTTGGTACTTAAACCTATCTTTTAGGTGATGTAAAGAGCCAAATTGAACTTTAGCACCACTTGGAAAAGTCCACACATGTTCGCTTCCATTATATTTTGCTCTTGGATAAGCTTTTGGATAGTAGTACATTGTTTTTTCCAGAAGTTCTTGCAGTTCTGGAAATGTTTTTCTCAGTATCAAAGCTTTATACTGTGGGTGATTGACTTGTCTTAAAGCTTCAATTACCAAATATTCCGACTTTCCACCACCTGCTGCACCACCATAGAATCCTTCATCTTCTCCATGCTTCATCATTTCAATTTGTTTAGGTTGTGGTGTCCATACTGCTGTACTACTCATTTACAACACCTTCTTCATCATCAGGTGGTGTTAGTTCTTCTTGCTCCGGCATTATGATTACACCGGAACCGTTGTCTTCTGAAGGTTGTTCAATAAAGATATTTTTAGCTTTCTCAATTACTGTCGCAATGTCTTTCATCTTCTTTGTATTAACATCACCTTGCACAAATTTGATTTTCTCTTCTTCAATTACCGTTTCACTTAAAGCCTTATTTGTTCTACCTTTTGCATTTGAATACTTTGTTTTTTTCTTCTTTGTTTTGCTTTTAACTAGATGATTATTAAGTTCACCTACTGCTTCATTAGCTTTTGTTATCAAGTCCTCAGCAACCATATACACAGAATTAAGATTTTCCACATTGCTTTTAACTTGTCTTTCAACAAATTTCTGTTCCGTTTGTGTGTCTATTCTGTCTTTTAATTCTGATTTCATCAGAACCCAACCCTTTTTATCTGGTCCTGCTCTTGCGTGTTCAGCAACTCTCGCTTTTGTTGTGCCAAATTTATCTGCAACATCTTGATAGCTTACATCATTTTGCAAGTAGTATCTTCTTGCTTCTGTCCAGTTAACACTATCTTTTGCTTTTCTTCTTCCTTTCTTCATTTTTTTGCACCTCACGATATATTCATTTTGATTTTAACTTTTTATTTTTTTAAACAAAACACAAAAAAATAAACGCACAACACGAAAAATGCTGTACGCTTGTCCTATATATATTTACTTATATATGGAAAATAAAATTTTTTTACATCAAAAATAAGCCAAACTATGTTCAGCTTTTATTCCACATATATTCAGCCAACTCTGCATAAGGGCATTTTTTGTATTTGGTGGTAAAGTCATCAAGTCCTGTATGCCGATCGAAACAGAATTCTTTTTGAAAAGCCTTCTTTTCTTCTTCACTGTCAAATATTATTCTTATTTCCTTGCCAAAGCCTTTACATGCTTCACAATCTATATTTTTTGTTCCGTCACGGAGAAACCAAGGACATAGACACTTATATAGTGCTACATTACTCCGAGCCATAGCGACCACCCCCATACAAGAAGTCATTGTTGATGTAAACCATTCTGACAGATTCGCCTGTTATGTCATTAATGTGTGTATAGCACTGGTCAAGAAGAGGTAAGTAGCCTTTAGGTTGTTTCATAGCTTGACCCTTTTTAATTCTACGAACTATTGCTGCTGTAGGTGATAGTTCAATAACTCTTTCAGTTGGCTTTACAAGATTTCTTGATTGTTTCATTTGCCTTTTACCGGTTTTCTCTGATGTGATATATTTTGCTAGTCTTTCATATGCTCCGTCTTCGTATAAACCTTCAATCTTGATGCCACCTTTTTTCCACAACTTATCACGCAGAATGTTAAAATCTATGTAACTGATAACAACATGAGCGTGCCATCTTCCTTTTATCTCACCACGCTGGGTACATCCTATGTATTTAAATTCTTTGTTCATATGATTTTTGCAATGATTTTTGCATCTGCGAACAAAGTTTGTAAATTCTCTTTGGCAATCTTCATCAGAAATGTTCTCTTTGAAAGTGAGAGTAATATACAAGTCTTTAGTTGTGAAATTATTGCAGATTAATCTCTGAACTCTTCTTTTACATTCCATCAGATTCCTTAGTCTTTGCTTTTCTGATGATTTACTCTTCTTTCCTAAGCATCTTGATGAATGAGGTTTATTAATTTTTCTTATACTCTTGTAAACTATTTCTTCTCTCAAAGGTCCAGCCTTGATTATTTTCTTGTACCAGTGCATTTTTTCATTCTCCTATTTTTGAAAATCGTCGTAAAAATAATCGCTTAATCAAGGTTTAAAAAGGGTATTTAAACCCTTTATTTTTCTTTTCTATATATAGTAATAAACTCTGATAGGTGTTTTTTCATCTATCAGAGCCTTTATTTTTTATTCTGTTTTATCACTCTTTATAAGCTTGATGAGTGCCGTTATAATAACTTCTTTCTTCATCAGATACCTGGTATCCTAACTGTTCAAGCAGCTTAATAAATTCTAAATAAGCCTCTTGTTCATGTTCTTTCCAATAAACTGCATCTAAATCATAGAAATCATCTAAGCTATCATTTTCATCATTAAAATAGTTATGTCTAATGATTGCTCTAATGTAGAGTAACAACACTCTACAAATATTCTTATCTGTTTTGTAATCATAATCTCTTTTATGATTTGTAATTTTGTTTACATCACGTTCACAAATACAGAGACCATAGTAAGTTTCAAGCTCTATAAGAAAATTGAATAGTAACTGTTCATCACCATTACCGGCATAGTTATTTACAAAATCATCAACCTTTTTTCTTGACTTATCCCTAATATCTTTTAGTACAAGAATATTATCCATTTTTACTTTCCTTTCTGCGAACTAAAAAGTCACGCAAATATTTAAAACACCGGCTGATAACCAATAGATAGCCATTTTATAATCCTTACTTATTACATAGCCTATGCAAGCAAGAAATTGAAGTGCTATAAGAATAACTGGAAATAATTTATTCATTTTCTTCTCTTGCAATAAGGATACGGTTCATCAATTATCTTTTTGTCGCACTTTGCCGGGTCACAGTTTCGTGGCCTATCAGTTTCAATCATATAGTGACAAAATCTATCACTTCTCTTGTTACGAGAACCGTTACCGTCCTTATAGTAGCGACAACCTTCACATGATTTTCTTCCCATATACTACTCCTTTAGAAATCCAAATAGTTTCTCACACATAGCACCAATTTGCACAGCTTCTCTAATAAGTGCAATAGTGTTAGTTTCTAGTCTACCAGTAGCCATAATTTTTTCGTCAAAATTATTTGTTTTTGTTCCATGCCAGAAATCTTCAATTAATGTTTGTATATTGTAGAAACATTCTTTTGCTTCTTCTATTTCTTCCAATACAACAGCATACGCTTCGTGTGAAGAATTAAACTGTGCATTTACCTTATTTGCACTTTCCAATTCTTTTTCAAAAAGTGCTTTTACTTCTTCTTCAGTTATCGCAAACATCATTTACACCTTCCATTTCATCAAAGTTCTTATTCTTCATAAACTCATTTTCTCTACTAACAGAGTTTAGCTTATAAAGCTGTTTTATAACTTCGAAAAAATCATCATCTCTATTGCAATCAAAAGCAGTAATTATTGCCGTCACAAACATTCCTTTTTTAACTGCAACGCATTTTTCGCTACGCAAAGTGAATGTTAATTCATACTGATTTACACCTAGTGGTTTAAGATAATCAATATCAATAAGAATTAAGCCTTGACTTGATTTAAAAGGAAGTAATGTTTTACCACCGTATATAACATTTATATTGAGTGGTACTAACAATTCTTCATCTTCTGCTGTATCAGCAAGTAACTGTAATTCACTATCAAGAAGCTTATACTTGTAGTTTAGTTCCAGCTTATCTTTATCAAGCTCATACAAACCACTAATAACATCAGCAGATAAAAAAGGAATTTCCGGTGACAATAAAAACATAGCATGGCCATCACCGAACCATTGACAATCATCAGTTGTCTTATTAACGCAGAAAGCACTTCGCTTTTTGCACAGATTAACAATCTTTTTTAGGTCCATAATTACACCTCTTAAATTTCCTTGATAATGATGTTATGTTGATATAACATCAGTTTCTTTTTTATTTTATATTCTGCAGTTCGGACACCTTTTGTGTCTTCAACTACAAGTTTTCCATTTAGCATATATACAAAGTCGGCATAATACTTGCAAGCTCTCTGTATGCATTTGCCGTTCTGATCACAAATCTTTGGTATCAGAGTGAAAGGAACTTGTCTTTTTAGTTCTTTAATTTTTCCTACTCTTTCTAGCATTTTTAGTTCAGCGTATCTCTGAGCTTCTTTTTTGCTATCAAAGATTATTCCATCATAAGTGACTTTATTGTTTCTATATTTATTACATTTTTTAATTCTCATATTAAATCTCCTTTGACCCTATTCATTTCTGAACAGGGTCTAACAAAGATAAGAAAAGAGTGTGGTACAATCGCCACTACTGTACTAGCAGTAGGCAAGAATTGAACTTGCTGAACCCCAACGGCTACTGCAGATGTGGTGGTGTATCTCTACACCACCGAAGTCAGTATAAAAAATAAAAATAAGGAAATAACCACCAACAGCTAGGAGTTGAACCTAGATTAGCAGCCAGGGTACTGCTGTACTACTTGTACTACTGTTGGATATTGTGACTGAACAACGTCCATAATTTTCAGCCACAACATCTTATCAAGATTTTACGAGGTTTGCTGGGCATGATCCAGCTCTCTCCTGTTGTTCGAGGCATCGAAAACTTTAATGGAGTGTTTTCCCTAAACTAAAACCTCATATATGGCCAAGGTACTATACAGTAGCCTTCTCCTTGGCCTAGCCTTGCGTTGCTTCAAGGTCCGTCTGCGTGAAGGACTTTAATTTTGTTAATAACTTTTTTTACTGAAGGAAAACTAATTTAATTTTGTTTAAAAATATTTTATGAAAAGGTCAGAAATTAAATAATAATAGAAACTGCAGACGGAGATGTTAGAACTGATAGGAATTGCACCTATATAATTAGACTGTACGGATGATCTAATCGCATTACTTATGCTACAGTTCCATTTCTTGTAGCAACAAAGGTACTACGAATATGTAGTAACCTTCTCCTTTGTTGCATAAACCTCTGCGTGAAGGATTTTCTATCTTAGAACTTAGGAGATACACTTAAATTGATTTTAGTAAGTAACTTGCAGAGGTGGTTGTGGGATTGGTAAGACTTGAACTTACATATCAGACACGAACGGCTCATCTGATGAATTACCAATTATTCAACAATCCCATATGCAACTATCAGAACTAACTAGCTTTTTGTTTATATCTTTAACTTCTCTAATCTCTTTTCTCAACTTAAAGTTGTCTTGATGTAACTGTTCTGCAGAAGTTGTTAAACTTCTTAGTTGTGCTCTGTACATTTCACGCTCATTAAGAAGGTCTTTGTTTTGCTGAATAATTGTCTCAGATGTTTTGTTACAGTTCTTTGACAAATTCAAATAATTTTTGCTTCTATTAAGCAAATCTTCATAAGCCTTGTGATAGGCTACAACTTTTCCTGCCAAAAGCACAATGCTTAAAATAAGTACAATAAATACCACTGCCATAATAACTAATGTTGAAATTGAAATATTCATATTTTCCACCTTTTCCTTATCTTTTACTTTAATTTTCTTACTCTCTTAATAGAGTGATAGTCAATAAATGTTCTTCTGCCGTTGATGTGCTTGATAACCAAAAGATTACCAAGCACATAGGCTTCTCTAACATTTACTGCTGTACGGCTTGTCTTGTTGATAAAGTTAATCTTTAGTTTCATGATTTAACCTTATCTTTGTTTCTGAGCATTGCATCAAGAACAATGTGAGCAAACGCATCAGTTTCTTTTTCGCTGAAAGTTTTCTCTTGTTCTTTTGCTTCCTTGTTAAGTGGCTCTAGTTCTCCAAAGCTACCGTCTGCGTTTCTGTAAGCTATAAATGCTTTCATTTTAGTACCTCTTTTCCTTTTCTTTGTAGATATTTCTTCACATTTTCGACATTTTGTATATATTTATTGACAAAATACAAATATATTTGTATAATTTAAGTGTTAGGTTAATTTAATACAAAAAAGTATTTGTATATATCTCTTAATGATATATCAAGACAATTACATATGATTACTATTTCTCTAGTATCAAAGAAATAGCGACCTTTCATTTTACTTGTGAAAGTGTTTTCAGAAATACCTAATTCTTTTGATAGTTCTTTCTGCGTATATCCTTTTTCAGATATGCGACTTTTAAGTTCTGTGAAGTTGAACATCAAGCAGTTCTTTTAAATAAATATTCCAAAGAACATTCTGGGAAGAATTTTGCTTTAATTTTAAAAGCTTCTTCTACTGAAAATGAACCATTGGAAATTTTATTTCCCATTGAGTTTTCATGAATGCCGATATAATCAGCAATTTCTTTCTGAGTTAATGACTTCTTCACTAATTCAATTTTTAAGTTAGTATACATAAAATCACCTCTTAAATTTATGCGTTTGAATAACTTATACTTGGATTATATATTCGTTTGCATAATTTGTCAATAGTTTTTTATGATTTTTCATAATTTTTTATTGACGGTCACAATTTATTGTGATAATATCTAATCAGAGGTGATACTATGATAGGTAAAACATTAGATAGAATATTAAAAGAAAAAGGTACTAATGTTAATGAATTAGCAAAAAATATCGGTGTTAGTAATCAAACTCTTTACTCAATTATTAAAAGAGATAATATGAAGATTGATTTTGAGTTACTTCTTAAAATTTGTAATGAACTTAATGTTAATGTAGAAAAATTTTATGATGATTATATTGATTCTAAAAGTCAACAAATTTTATTAACAGATGAAGAACAGCAATTAATTCTTGCTTATCGTGCTAATCCAAGCATGCAAGAGGCTGTTAAGAAGTTGCTTGATATTGATGTATCTGAAAAAACTATTCCAACACTTGTTGCTGCAAGAAGTTCTGATAATGAACCAATGCAAATTAAAGAAATACCTGATATGAGTAAATTAACTCCTGAGGATATTGATTTATAAAACCAAATAAAAAACCACTTCATAGGAAATACTACCTATGAGGTGGTTATATGTACGGTATTTATAAAAATTCCAGGAATGCAGCTTGGCAATGTTTGATTGATTTTAAGATAACTTCACTACCAGTAAAGTTATCTGATATTGCAAAACAATGTAATATCAGTATTTTTAAAAACAGTAATGTTAATATACTTGAAGATAATCAAAGTGGTATTTCATTTTTACAAAATGGAAAGTTTTATATTATCTACAATGATAATGATAGTGTTCAGCGTAACCGATTCACTATAGCACATGAACTTGGCCATATATTCTTAGGTCATCTGCTAATTGATACGAAGAAGTACAGAACATTTGACTACAACAACTTTACCGAAAGTGCAGCTAACATTTTTGCCAGAGATATATTATCTCCGGCTTGTGTGTTGCATGAACTAGGAATTATTAAACCTGATGAAATAGCAAAACTATGTAATATCTCTTATTCTTCTGCTAAAATTCGTTCTGAGAGAATGCAAATACTTGAAAAAAGAAACAAGTGGTACACACATCCACTTGAAAGGGAAGTTTATAAGCTTTTCAAAGATTTTATACAAAACTTTAAGTAATTGTTTTACGGAAGGAATTTTAATATGGAAAATTATACATCTATTTCAGAAAATATATATTCTAATGCTACTCTTGCAAAACCAATCGTTAAGTATATCATTGAATCAAGTAAAAGAATTTTATTCAAAGATAGCACTACAAAGGTAGCTTGGAGACAGTATTCTTTTGTTATTGCCTTATTTTATTCACTTTCGTATTATTGTTTTTCAGAAGGATTATTTGAAAGCGTGAAGAATGAATTAGCCACTACTCTTGACAGACAAGAAAAAGACAATAATTTTATTATTCAACATTGTGAAGAATATTATAGACAAATTATTGAGGAAAATTCTTATTTAAACACAATAAATAGCTATGATAATGAGTATCTATTATTGTGTTTATCCAGATTATCAGATTACGCTAGTAAGTATCTCTATGATACTCTTAAAATTAAAGGAACAAATCTTTTAGATTATCTAAAAAATTTTCATTTTAAGTTTAAATATATTCCACACAAAAAAGCCGAAAAAATTAAAGAAGAAACACAAAAACAAAAAGTATATTATGGTATTGAGAGACCTATTGTAGTTAATATTATTGAGTCGATTAATAATATACTTGATTTAGATTATCCTAACAATGAAGATGACTTAAAAGGTATGGGATTACTATCAGCACATTACAACATCTTATTTATTGTATTTTTATCGCCTAGTAAAGATGAAATACTAACTGTCGCTAATAAGGTGTTAGAGAATTATTGTAATGATTCGTTTTCTTCTCTCTTTAGTTTTAAAGAATATAATGATAATTACACAAATGACATTGGAAAGAAATTGTTACCAACTATAAAACAATTAGCTAATGAACCTACTGATACTAATTGTATGCAAATTTTAGAATTGCTATCTAATTATACTGAAGGGCAGCTAAAAAAAATATATGGAAATTTTGAAGAAGGAAAAGTTTTTTATTATACATTATCTTTCTTTAATAAGTTATTTGAATGTCTCCCTGCTGAAGAAGATAAAATCAGCGAAAATAATGAGAAATCATTATACAGGAAGGAACAATTAAACAATATTACAGAAGCAATAATTGAAATTTCTCATAAGATGTTTAAGCAATGTAAATCTTATAAGAAAATTACATCAAATAGTATTGCTTTTTCATATGCTTACTTTATGTACATAACAGCACTAGCAGAACCATTGAGTCATGATGATATTATAATAATTGACGGAATATTAATTGATTATATTGAATCAAAAAGAACTATAGGTTCTGTTAAAGTTCTTGAATTAATGGGTGATTATAGTGAAACGCTAGGTAAAAGATTTAATAAGGATTTTAGTAATATAACTTCTCTATCTGATATAGAATCAGCATTGTTAGACTTATCTGCATATGCTTGTGTATTTTTTTCTGAAAATGATATTAATCTAAGCACTTATATTATTCAAGAATATACAATAGAATTTATATCAAAATTAGAGCATTTATTGGATTAAAATAGAAAGGTAATTCTATGAACGCTGTAATATATGCTAGGTTCTCTAGCCATAACCAACAGGAACAGAGCATTGAAGGTCAGATTAGATACTGCACTGAATACGCAAAGAAAAATGATATGACTATCATCAATAGCTACATAGATCGTGCTATCTCCGGTACATCAGACAACAGACCTGAATTTCTTCAGATGATTAAAGATAGCAATAATCATCAGTTTAATGTGGTCCTTGTCTGGAAACTAGATAGATTTGCACGAAACAGATATGATAGTGCTATTTATAAAAATGCACTAAAAAAGAATAATGTCAAAGTTGTTTCAGTTACTGAATATCTTGGTGAAGGTTCGGAAAGTGTACTACTTGAAGCAATGCTAGAAGCTATGGCAGAAACTTATTCAAGACAGCTTTCTGAAAATGTTAGAAGAGGTATGCGTGAATCAGCTATGAAATGTCAAGTTGTTGGTAGTTCTGTTCCTCTTGGATACGATATTGTCAACAAAAAATATGTGGTAAATGAAAAAGAAGCCGAAATAGTAAGGTTTATTTTTTCTGAATATATTGCAGGAATAACTAAAAAAGAAATAGTTAATAAGCTTAACGCAAAAGGTTGGAGAACCAAAAAAGATAAACTATTCGTTTTTAACTCTCTTAACAAAATACTCTCCAACAGGAAATACATTGGAGAGTACAAGTATGAAGATATAGTTATTGAACATGGCATACCGGCTATTATTGACGAGCAGACTTTTGAATTAGCACAAAAGCAATTAGCTAAAAACAAAAGAACTGCTGGAAGAAAGAAAGCAAAAGTTGAATACCTCTTATCCGGTAAAATTTTCTGTGGTTACTGTGGTGAAAATATGCTTGGTGAATCTGCAACAAACCGTCATGGTAAAAAATATCATTATTATATTTGCAACTCAAAGAAAAAATACAAGAACTGCAAAAAGAAAAGAGAAGGCAAAGAGACTTTGGAAAAATATTTAGTCCAGCAAACTATTCTATTTTTCTCTGATAAAAATAATATTGATAAAGTCGCAAAGAAAGTTGTTAAGCTATACAATTCTGAATTGCATAATGGTCATATAGATTCAATGATAGCAAATAAAAAAGAACTAGAAAAACAGCTGGATAATCTTACTAACTCACTTATCAAAACATCTAATGACCGAGTTCTTAATACTATTAATGAGAAAATTAACAGTATTGATACACAGTTAAGTGATTTAGAAATTGAAATTGCTCGTGAAAAATCTCTAGCTTCTATTGAAATGACTGTATCTGATGTTGTGTGTTTTATCAATGACATAATCAATGGTGATATTAATGATGTTATTTTTAAGAAACAAATTATAGACACACTAATTAATGCTATTTACATATATGATGATAAAATCATAGTTTATTTCAATGGATCAGAAGATGCTAAAACTATTACATATGATGATTTGTGTAGTGATTTAGAGAAAATAGATAATGGTGGAGAGTTCGTATTCCAACCCCTCACCTCCACCAATTTTCGGACTATCATTTTGGTACAAAAGGTATCAGAATGGTAGTCCTTTTTATTCTATATATTGATGTTGTAAATTTTCACCGTTGATAACGGTAATTTAATACTACAAATTTGGGTTTGTAGGGCTAAATGTAAAGTGTTGAATTTTAGCAAATAAGGCTCCTTTGTGTAAAGGGAGTTGTCGCTCGTAAATTGGAAGAATGACAATTTACTCTTAAAGAGCGACTGAGGGATTGTTATGGTATATACTTTTTGCTATATCAATTTTATTCG